AATGATCGTGGCTTCAAGGTATTTCAATTCAATCCTTTAACCAGTTTCCGTCCCAGCTTTCCGGACATTGAAATACTGGATGTGTACCATGAAGTAACATGGTTTGCACCCAAACTCAAGAATGGACAAATGCTGGCCGTGCCGCTAAACGATGATGCAGAACCTGACTGTGTGTACTTTGTGAAAGATGTCAGCCGCAACTGCGAAATAGTAGACTACAACAAGGCCTGGTAACCTATGCCCTACACAGAACCTGAAGTATTTCGAACAATCAATCGACTGGCCCGCCTGTATCTAGAAAGTTATCCTGATGACCGTGAAGGCCTAGAACGATTCCTGCGTTGGGCACATGTTCAGTACGGATATCAATATGGGTAGCCTTGTGCCCGGTGTGCCCTTGATCTACGAGCGTGTGGGCGGCACGGTGTACGCCAGACGTGTGGGCGAACTTGCTCGCACAGTGGTGGGCCATGATCATGATCCCAGAACCAGTGATGGTAGACCCCTGTATGACCATTTGATGGAAGACAAAATGTGGGGAGAGATTCGGCAAACGGCCCGAACCAATCCCACTTTACAAGACGCTCTAGAACGTGCTATAATGATTTATCAACTGAGCAAGACCACATGAGTAATGTGCATTGCAAGGCACCCTGGGTTAGTGTTAGTTACATGCCAGGCGGTAAGTTTGCTCCTTGTTGTCAATGGTCCGGAGATCTGTTCGACACACAAGAACACATGATTGATCATGTAGGCGGTGCTTTTCTGCGTGGTGAGATCCCAAAAGAATGTTCAAGTTGCCCGCCAGGACCTGACCGAAGTTGGCGATCAACGTTTGAACCATACCATACTGATTATCAAACCAGCAGTATACAATTCTTAGATTTTAGAAACAACAACTTGTGCAATCTAAAGTGTCGCAGTTGCGGCCCGTTGTTTAGTACCAGCTGGAGTTCAGAAGCCGGGCGTGAGATTATCAATGACTATGATTCAACTACTCTGGACAACATTGATCTAAGTCAATGCAAAATGGTGTACTTTGCTGGCGGCGAGCCGCTGATGAATCCACAGCATTATGAAGTTCTAAAAAGATTGATTGCACAAAGGGCCAGACCTATTCTGATGTACAGCAGTAACTTTACAGTGACTGGATATAAAGATCAAAAAGTGGCAGATCTATGGCAACACTTTGATGACATTCGCTTGCATGCTAGTATTGATGCTGTGGGCAAATATGCAGAAATTGTGCGCAGCGGTACGGACTGGTCCACTGTAGAAGACAATCTTGCCTGGGCACAGAAATTGTCCAATGTTGAACTCAAAATTGCACCAGTAATCAGTGCTATCAATATTTGGTGGATCAAAGATCTGCTGGACTATTTTGATTGGGTAGAGCCTGCTAATTTTCAACCAGTATTGGCCAATGCTGACGGTATATGGGGAATTGGGTGTATCCCTACCAAATATCGTGAACCATTGATTGCTGCACTTGACCAATCAAAGTTTCGAGATCATGTTAACATGCAACGAGCTATAAAGATTTTGTCTGACCCGATATTGACCAATCACTGGTATCAATTTTTAACACAGCAACTGGTACTGGATAATTATCGTAAAGAGCACTGGTTTGATAATGTACCTATCAAGCACAACATCTATGCTGAATCATTACAAATGGAATCTTGGGTAAAAATAACATGAGTGATCGACTACACATTTCAAACGAGATGCGCCAACTGGACGTCAAGAACAGAAACTTCTATGACGAACTTGACTCGGATGAGCGCAAGAAATTCTCCACATTCCTGATGTTGCGCTGGGGTTCAGCAGTGGACGGTGCTCAAGAACTACAAGAATACTATGTACAGAGCTGCAATCACTATCTCAACAAGCACTTTTTTGACATAGGCCGCCATCCCAAACTGCAATGGTTGTGTGCCACAGCAGTGAGTCCGGGCATGGGCACAATGCGGCATCCCTGGATCGCTCCCAAGAAAAAAGTCGCAGGACTCAGTGCCAAGCGTAAAGCCTTGATGGAAATATATCCCACCTACAAGGATGACGAGATTGACGTAATGGCCGAATTGGTCACACAAAAAGAACTAGACGCATATCACAAATCTGCAGGTAATGTTAAAAAGTGATCAAACTACTGGTAGTCAACGGCTGTAGTTACACTGAAAGTTATGCAACAGGCAATGGTCATATTGACCTTGCTCGTAGACTTGGATTCATTGGCCATCATAATATTCCGCAGGCTGTGAGCCTGGGTATTGGTGGTAGTGCCAACAGTCGCATATTAAGAACCACACTCAAGCACAGTTATATCACTCAAGTGCCAACCTTGTATGTGTTGGGCATGACCTTTGTGTCCAGGCTTGAACTGCCTATCTGCGATCCTGTCAATGAGTTCGAAGGTGCCTGGTGTAACCCACAAAATCAAGAGTTTCAATCCAGATGGCAGCATCAATGGTCTGTCTGGGATAGTGAGCAGTTTGTAGAAACCAAACTCAAAAGCGAAGTGTATAGTCTGCTGGACCGCACAGAAGACCTGATGTATCGTATAATCAGCACAATTTCAGATATTCAAAATCGTGGACATCGGGTGCTGGTGTTTCAGCAGGCTGATGATTCATATCATGAGTATTTGGATGACTCTAGACTACGGTTATTCCAACGACCAGAAATTATTGACGGATTTGCCTGGCGGTCTGTGGCCTGGCAACATGCTCAGGGGGTTAAGCCCACAATTTATGCTGCCGGATCTCCGTATGTGCCGCCAGATATAACCCATCCTAAACCAGGTGAGCATCAAAAGGTCAATGAGTATTTGACAAACTACATACAAGAGCATAAAATACTAGCATGACCCATGTGTGTGAATACTGCAAAAAAGAGTTTGTGAGAGAGACCTCTATACAGGCGCACATGTGCGAACCCAAACGTCGACGTCGCGAGCGTGACGAACCGGGGCCAAGACTGGGGTTCCAGGCCTACATCCGCTTTTACGAAAGCATGTCGGGATCAGCCAGAAACAAGTCACACGATACCTTTTGTGAAAGCAGTTACTATCGTGCGTTTGTGAAGTTTGGACACTACTGTGTGAACACTCGAGTGATCAATCCGGAAAGATTCATGGCCTGGTTGTTGAAACACAATCGCAAGATTGATCACTGGTGCAGCGACAAGGTGTATACAGAATATCTGGTGGATCATCTAAAGGTAGAAGCAGTGGATGATGCACTTGCACGAGCCATAGAGTTTGGCATAGACTGGTCAGAAAAAAACGCCAGCCCTGCACATGATTGCATGAGATATGGCAATGCCAATGTGCTGTGTTACGCTGTGACCGCAGGTAGAATAAGTGCCTGGGTAATTTACAATTCAGAATCCGGGCAGAAGTTCCTGAGCGAACTAGACGCCACACAGGTCAGCATGATATGGCCCTACATTGACAGCGATGCCTGGCAAAAACGATTTCAGGATAGACCCCAGGATCAGGCCTATGCCAAGAACATTTTGAAACAAGCAGGATGGTAACATGATCACAAACATTTACGGCACAAGTCCATACATCACAGTATCAAGCTCCATTAATGGACCATACATCAGTCCTGGTGCTGCCAGTGCAGGCCTAGTACGATATCACAACAGTCAAACACAGGTGTATGATGGCAATGCCTGGCTCGCCTTGGGCGGCAGCTCTAGCGTGGGCCTGTCATCCAATGCTGAACAAGCACTTGGGTGGGCAATAAAAAAGATGACACAAGAGAAAGCAGCCCAGGACCTGGCAAAAAAGCATCCGACTGTGGCCGATGCACTGGACGCTGTGCGTCTAGCTGAACAGCAATTGCAAACCGTTGTGGCCTTGTGTACAGTATGAGCGCAGACATTGACATTGATTTCTCTAATCGAGATGATATACTAAAACTGATTCAGCACACGCCTGCACGGCAGATCACAGATGGTCGTGCCAGACGTCACAACTCGGGAGTGTATGTCACAGACATTCCGCAAGATCCTGTGAATAACTGTGCTGCCATAGACTACGAGTCAGCAGAATCCCGGGGTTACTTCAAACTGGACTTCTTGAACATGAGTGTGTATCAGTTGATTCAGAGTCCCGAACACTATGACGCTGTGCTTGCGGCCACGCCTCCGTGGACAAGACTATGGCAAGATCCTGAATGGGCTCAACAGTTGGTTCACGTGGGCAATTATGGACATCTACTGGCGACCATGAGACCTGACAGCATACCCAGGATGGCTGCATTTATATCAATCATACGTCCGGGCAAGGCACACCTGCAGAATCTGCCCTGGCCTGAGGTGTTTGATTCAGTCTGGGATGGTGATACCAGTCGCGGATACACATTTAAAAAGGCGCATTCTATAGGTTACGGTGCTCTGGTAGCACTGCACATGAATCTGTTAGTCTAGACGTCTCACAAGAGTAATTGATTTTCTCTTTGACTTTTTCCTGGCTATGTCCATCAAGCAGCAGGCAGGACCGTGCAGGATTTCAAGATCTTTGTTGACAAAAGTTCTTAGAGTGGGTCTAAATTGATCCCATTCACCACGTAGGAATATGTTGATAGGAATGCTTCTGTTGCTTTCCCACCACCAGGTTGACGCAAGATCCAGAAACTGTAGTTTGTCTCCCTGGGCCTGTATGCTGCCAAAGTCGTAGATGGTGGTCACAATGTCATCGCGATTTTGCACTACCCCCACGTACTCAGAATTGGCATACATGCACAGTGTTATAAACGGGTATTTCTCCGTTAGTTTTTCAAATATATTGTTACCCATCGGAGGTATTTATGGTGCGCGAATTTTGGATAAATAATACGATATGTATTCCACCACCGTTTATCTTTATCAGCAAATTGTCCGCGTGTTACTAGTAGACACCAGCGGTGGATATTTTACCAAGAGGTACGACCCTGTGTACGCAAAACAACTAACAATCAACAAGGGAGTAGACAATGTGCTGCTCTTTGAATTTATCAATCAGGATCAAAAACCTGTGAACATTGCAGGCTCGGATTTTGTTTTTCGAGTTGTAAATCAAGCCGGAGATGAGCTGCTATTAACCAAGAGCATGGAGATTCTAAGCTCGGCTCTGGGCCGTGTCAAGGTGGTACTCAACAGCGCAGACACCATCAATATTCAAGCACAGCCGGCCAGCTACAGCATTCAACGTAGTGCCGGCAACTATGTGCAGGCAGCCTATGTGGATGCCAACAGCCAGGCACGAGCAGACTGCAACATTGTGGACTCGGTACTGCCCCAATTCCAACCCAGCCAGCCAGTCACAGTGCCAGATCTTTATGGCAAGAATCAGTATGTGGGCACAGCACCCACAGGATATCCAGACTGGGCACTGAACCCTCAGCCGATCAATTCTGTACAGATGACTGAATTCTATTCCAGCTATATTGACACCACTGGTGCAAGTTTTACCACGGTCAAGTTTGATCTAGTTCACTACACCGGCACAGTCAAGGTGCAGGCAGCAGAAAACTACGAAGCTGTGTGGACAGACGTGAGTGAGAGCCGCCAATATCTGGACCAGACTGTGAGCGATTATTTCAACATTGTGGGGTTTCATCCCTTGTTGCGCCTGGCTCTGAACAACTCAGTTGGCTACGGCGCCACAGGTAATGTGCAAGTGACCAATGGTGTGGTGACTGGAATCAGCCTAACCAATCTTGGTCAGTACTATGTGGCTGCACCCTATGTTCAAATTCTTGGTGACGGAGCCGGCGCCCTAGCCGTGGCCAATGTGGGTGCAACCGGAACAGTCAGCAGTGTCACAGTGACCAACGGCGGTGCAGGCTACCTGCCCATGCAATTTGCCAATGGCGGAACAGCAGCCACCGTAATCTTCTCAAACGGCCTGATTCAGAACGTACAATACCGATAACTGTTGCGATTGTCGCATAAATCTGTTACACTAAGCAGATGCTGGACATTGTGAATTATCTACCTGCCAAGAGAAAATCTAGTGCATCGGGATGGATCAGTTTTAATGCTGTGTGTTGTGAACACAACGGCAACACAGCAGATCGCAGAAGTCGCGGTGGCCTCAAAAGATCCGAACAGGGTTGGAGTTATCACTGCTTCAACTGCAACTACACCGCTAGCTTTATCCTTGGCCGTACTGTAAGTTTCAAGGCCCGCAGGCTCTTGAGCTGGATGGGTGTGCCCGAACGTGAAATAGAAATGTTGAATCTTGAAAGCCTGCGGCACCGGAGCATACACGGCATTCTGGATGACAGACAACGCACCGTGGATATTCTAGCAGATATCAAGTTTGAAGAACGAGACCTGCCGCCATTTGCTGAACTGGTCGGTAGCACAGGGCTGCATCGAGACTATGTGCGATCAAGATGTGTGCCCGATGATTATCCTGTGATGACACAAACAAATCCAGAAGCCTGGCCCGCCCGTGATCAAGTGATCATACCATTCACACATCACAACAGCATTGTGGGACACACTGTTAGATTTCTGGATGATCGTAATCCACGCTACATAAATGACATGCAGCCAGGCTATGTGTTTGGCACAGATCTACAGCGACCAGACTGGACTCAGGTGATCGTGACAGAAGGCATATTTGACGCACTCAGTATTGGTGGTGTGGCCTTGATGCACAACACCATAAGTGATGCCCAAGCTAGATTGATTCGCAATCTGGGTCGAGAAATTACAGTGGTGCCCGACCAGGATCTAGCAGGTATGGAACTGGTGGATCGTGCTGTGGAACTGGGTTGGGCTGTGAGCATGCCTGCATGGCCCGACAGTGTCAAGGATGTGAATGATGCTGTTAAACTATATGGCCGTCTAGGCACATTGCTAACTATAATTGCTGCCAGAGAAACCAGCCGAATCAAAATTGAATTACGAAAGAAAAATCTTGTTAAAAGACTACAGCACTGATGTACAAAAACTATTCCTAGAAATGATGCTGGAGGATGCTGCCAGCTACGTGCGGGTGCAGAACATTTACAATCCAGAAAATTTTGATCGCAATCTAAGAGCCGCGGCAGCGTTTATCAAGGAACATTCAGAACAGTTCAAGACCTTGCCAGACCGAGCACAGATTGCTGCGGCCACAGGCATCAAGTTGAATGCAGTGCCAGATCTCAACGAAGGACACTATGACTGGTTCATGACCGAGTTTGAAGCATTTACACGGCGCCAGGAACTGGAACGTGCTATTCTAAAAGCAGCAGACTTGCTGGAAAAGGGCGACTACGATCCTGTGGAAAAACTGATCAAAGATGCTGTGCAGATTTCACTAACCAAGGACATGGGCACAGACTACTTTGCAGATCCAGCAGCACGAATCAACAAGTATTTCAACTCAGGTGGACAAGTGTCAACCGGTTGGCCACAAATGGATCGACTGCTGTATGGTGGATTCAGTCGCGGAGAACTGAACATTTTTGCAGGTGGATCCGGATCTGGTAAGAGTCTTGTGATGATGAACATTGCCTTGAACTGGTTGCAGCAGGGCATGAGTGGCGTGTATATCACACTGGAACTATCAGAAGAACTTACTAGTTTGAGAACAGACGCCATGCTCACAAACATGAGCACTAAAGAAATACGCCGTGACATTGATTCAACAGAGCTCAAGGTCAAGATGGTGGCCAAGAAATCTGGACAGTATCGGGTAAAAGGCTTGCCAGCACAGAGCAATGTCAACGACATTCGTGCATATCTAAAAGAAGTACAAATACAAACAGGTATCCGGGTGGACTTTGTGATGGTAGATTATCTTGATTTGGTAATGCCTGTGAGTGCCAAGGTCAGCCCCAACGACTTGTTTGTCAAAGACAAGTATGTATCGGAAGAGCTGCGCAACTTGGCCAAGGAACTGGGCGTGTTGTTGGTAACAGCCAGTCAGTTGAACAGGTCAGCAGTGGAAGAAATGGAATTTGATCACAGCCACATTTCAGGTGGTATCAGTAAAATCAACACAGCAGACAATGTGTTTGGTATCTTTACCAGTCGCTCCATGAAAGAGCGTGGCAAGTATCAGATACAGTGTATGAAGTCTCGAAGCTCGACCGGCGTTGGTCAAAAAATTGATCTGGAGTACAACATTGAAACCATGCGCATTACTGATGAAGGCGGGGACGAAAACGGCCACAACAAACCACAAAGTTCAATCATGGATTCGATCAAGGCCCGCAGTCAAGTCGCGCCTGCTGACAGCAGCAGTAGTTCACAGCCCTGGGAAAAGCCCAGACCACGAGAAGGTCATGATCCCTTGAGTAGCAAGGTCACAGCAGATGTGCAAAGCAACAAACTCAAGCAGTTGCTGGGACAGATCAAAGCATCATGAGCAAATATTGCCCACGAATACATCATGGTTTAATGTTGTCAAACATTACTCAAAATTCTTTTTCATATTCGGCGTGTTGCTGGAGCAAAAATAATATTAATACATCAAGTGTAGTTGATTTTTTTCATCCTAGCTTGGTTGAATTAAGAACTACAAATCAACAACAACAACTGCCCGAGTCTGACTGTTCAAGATGTATTCTTCAAGAAAATACCAATAAAAAAAGCATGCGGCAAGGGTATCTTGAGACACACGGGCCTGAAACATTTGACGCTTCTGTTCAATATCTAGATATCAATATTGACTATACTTGTAATTTGGCCTGCGTTACTTGCGGCCCTAGTTTGAGTACAACATGGCGTAAAGAGTTGGGAATAAAAGGACAAAACGTTCGTCCAAACTTAGACAAGTTTTTTCTAGAAAAACTAGACTCTCTTGATTTGTCTAAATTGCAGGAAGTTCGCATGTGGGGCGGGGAACCATTTTTAACTCTAACACACAAAAAAATACTAGAATACATCAAAAGTCGAACCGATCCAAGTCAAATTGACTTGATGTATAATACCAATGGCACACAGCGTATTGACCAATCTACTAGACATCTTATTGAACAATTTAAATTTGCTAGGATAAGTTTCAGCATTGATGGTATTGGTGACCAATTTGAATATCTAAGATATCCGGCCAAATGGCCACAGGTTGAAGAAACTTTAATGTGGTGGCGCGAAAATCTGCCACACAATAGCATGTTATCCCTTACTGTGACTGCTAGTATATTAAACGTGATTGATATTGGACAGGTCTATGATTGGTGCAAGACAAATTTTTCAACATCCATCTTTGGTGACAATATAGAAATATATGTACATCAAGCGTTTGGGGAATACGGATTAGAAACCATGCCCGAGTCGATGATTACATATTTAAAATCAATAACTGATTATTGTCAGCCCTGGATTCAACAAT